CTAAATGGCACGTCCTAAATTAAAAGACGGGGAAAAGGGTAACTATAATGTATCCCGAAAGCAGCAAGAACAGCGCAAAATACAGAAGCGTATAAATGTTAGCAAGAAAACGCTTCAAGCGGACTCAAAAAAAATCGGTCATAAGAGAGAAAGTATTAAAAAAAATGAAGAACGTCTTAAATTACTTAAAAATGGTGGTGTCACTTCCGACAAAACTTTGGGAGTGGTTCTTGAAGACAACCAAGAACTCGTTTTCTCTCCTAACGCTGGGCCTCAAACGGATTTTCTAGCCGCTCCTGAAAAAGAAGTATTGTATGGTGGTGCCGCTGGTGGCGGAAAAAGTTATGCAATGCTTGTCGATCTTCTACGTTATGCGAATAATCGTAATCACAGAGCACTACTACTGCGCCGAACACTCTCAGAACTAACAGAGCTTATCGATCAAAGTAAGAAGATGTACTTACATGCTTTTCCTAAAGCTAGATTTAAAGAATCGACTAAGACATGGGAGTTTCCTAGTGGTGCGACAGCACTTTTCAGCTATGTGGATAAAGATGATGATGTGTATCGATATCAAGGACAGTCCTTTACGTGGATAGGTATCGATGAACTAGGACATTATCCCTCTCCTTACGTCTGGAACTACCTACGCTCACGTCTACGTACAGCCGATCCCACTATAGAAACGTACATGAGAGCGACAGCCAATCCCGGTGGTTCAGGTGGTTGGTGGATTAAGAAGATGTTTATTGATCCTAATGTTCCAAATGAGCCATTCTGGGCTTCAGACATTGATACAAGTAAGCCACTAGTGTACGGCCCGAACCACAGTAGAGCAGGAGAGCCGTTATTTCATCGTAGGTTTATACCTGCAAGACTAACTGATAATCCGTACTTGATGAATACGGGAGAATATGAAGCTATGTTGTATTCTCTTCCAGAGGTTGAGCGACGAAGATTACTGGAAGGCGATTGGGATGTAGCGGAAGGCGCAGCATTCAGCGAATTTAATAGAGAGGTTCACGTAGTTGATCCATTTGAAGTTCCCGAAGGTTGGGCAAGAATAAGGGCTGGAGATTATGGATATAGTTCTCCTAGCTGTATTCTTTGGGGGGCAGTTGATTGGGACGGGAATTTATGGATATATCGTGAATTGTATGTCAAAGGATATACGGGAGAAGCGCTGGCGAAATTAATCCGTGAAATGGATCGTAAAGATGTACGAATGTCGCTATCTGTTCTTGATAAGTCCTGTTGGAATCGTACCGGATTAGGACCATCTATCGCAGAAACTATGATACGTCAAGGAGTAAGATGGATTCCATCAGACTCAAATAGGATGTCCGGTAAGATTGAAGTACATAGGCGACTTGCTATGAATGACTATGGAGAACCACGACTACGGATTTTCTCCACTTGTACAAATCTTGTTCGTACTCTTCCTACAATACCTTTATCTAAAACCAATAGTGAAGATGTGGATACAAAAGGAGATGATCATGCATATGATGCATTACGTTACATGTGTATGACTAGACAAGTCTCTACACCACAAGCAGCTATTTTTAGAAATATGCGTGACAGGTCACCAGAACTTACAGATTCTACTTTTGGATACTAGAGAGTATGCCTAATCATAGACCAAAGCCGTATCATAAGGATGCAGATACACAAAGAAGGCTTGTAGACCAATGGGAAAAGGAAATAGTCCCAGAATCTGAGCCTACTAGTACAAATCCGTTTATAAATGACCGTATTAGAAAAGAGGGTAGGAAAAAATATCCTCCAGAATCTAAGCCTACCTTAGAACCTTTATCTGAAGAGTTAAGTACAAACAAAGAATCTTCCGGTTTTGTACAAGACCCGCCTAAAAGTCCAGATGTTGCAGAAACTTCCTATAGAGAACAGGCTCTAAACAGTGGTCAGCAGTGGGATGAACAATCTCGTAAATACGAGCCAACGCCCAAAAGTATCGACAATCGTCGTCCAGCAGCACGTAGAGAACGTGAACTAGACTATCAGATAGAAGATATTAAGAACACTGCTGAGTATACTAAATTAGCTAAAATACAAGCTTTGATCAAATATGCAGAACACATCTATAGTGATGAAAAGATTTGGGGTAAATCTGGAAGTAAAATAACAACTAGAGACCCATACTACCCGCAACGTGGTGGTAGTTTTTTTACACCAGAAGGCAAAGAACGGGCTAGTGTACATTCTTTTTCTAGTTCCTTTATTGCCATGAGAAACTTTTTTAAAGAACATTCCAATTGGGATGATGATAAACTTAAAATCCTTCGAGACTATTCTAATGAAGGAGCACGAGAAATACAAAAGCAGTATTTATCAGAATTAGGATTTTTGAAAAAAGTAAATCCCAGATGGGTGGATATGTATCCTAATAACATAAAGCCTATGTTTGGAAACAACGTATATATGAAAAAGTTGTTCCCAGTTGGTGGTCCTGATGGTGAAGTAGAAGGTAATTTGGAACAAGATTCTATCTCTGAATTATCTGAGGAGGGTACAACCCTTTCTCAAAAGAGCCGTCTTTTACCTAAACTTAAAGTTACCATGCGTAAAGAAACATCAAAAACACCTATTGGTATATATACTGATCCAAGCAAAACTAATTATGGTAATACAAAGTTTATGAAACGGACAAAGTATTACAAACTAGAACATGATTACTTAGTGACTGATGTAGGTAAAGATTACGTAACCAAAAGATTTCAACAAAATACATCCGATGCAGGTTTTGCTGGACAAAAAGTATTACAAATAACAGATAAGAATTTTGTTTTGGATGCACCTGAAAGTATTGAAGATAAATCTACTGAAGTAGAATCAGTTGCTCCTCATAAAGAAGTACAAAAACCAATGCCACTTAAATCATCACCTATACTTGAAGGAAGATCAAAACGATCCTCTGCCGTTCCCGGTACAAGTAAACCGACTAACCCTCTAGGTGGTGGTAGTAGTGGAGGAATGCCCCGTTTAAAACCTCCAAAGTATGAAAGAGGCGGGTTTGTTACTCTATAATTAAAAATAAATACACATAAAGGAGATTAATATGCCATCTAACTATCGTTATCCCGGTAAAGCAGATTTTGAGAGTGCTACTAAACAAGGTAATATGAGTGATGTGAACGCATCTAGTTTGTATCGTGAAAAAATGGATTCTAGCATTGTAGGTACTACAGGCAATGCAGCGCCCTTTAAAAACGCCGTAGCTTATCCTTCCGTTAAAGGTTCTTCTCAGCAGACTATGAAAATTGCTGAAAAAACTATCAAACAAGGTGATATGGGCTAATACTCCATGGTTGATGAAACAAACGTCGAAGGCGATGGCTCTGGAACCATGGATGCTGATGATATACCCTACACCGTAGGTTATATCAGAAACAAATTTACCGAAGCAGAAAATGGTAGACGTGAGTCTGAACTTCGTTGGCAAAAAGCGTATAAGAATTATCGTGGTATCATTGATGGAACCACGGCATATACAGCAACTGAAAAGAGCAAGGTCTTTGTAAAGATTACAAAGGTTAAAGTCTTAGCTGCGTATGGTCAAATTATTGATATTCTATTTTCTAATAAGAAATTTCCGCTTATTGTCGAGTCAACCCCTGTTCCAGAGGGTATCGCAGAATTTGCTCATCTTTCTCAAAATCCTATAGATCAGAAAAAAGAAGAACCTAATGATTTCTTAGCTGGATTAGAAGAAAAGTACGGTAAAGCTCCTTCCTTAAAAGAAGGACCATCAAGTATGGGAGAACCACAAATCTCTCCATCACGCGAATCTGCATATAAACTAGATAAGGTTATACAAGACCAACTAGTTGATGCTGATGCAGTAAAGATATTGCGTCATGCAATATTTGAATGTTGTCTTCTTGGTTCCGGTATCATAAAAGGTCCGTTTAGTTCTTTTAAGGAAGTACAAGCATGGGAAGTTAGTCCAGAGGGTAAGAGAAGCTATTCTCCGTACCAAAAGAATACACCTATAATCTCTGCTGTATCCTGTTGGGATTTTTATCCCGATCCTGCTGCAACCTCCATAGAAGATTGTGATTATGTCATAGAACGACATAAAATGAATCGTGAACAACTGCGCTCACTACGGAATAAGCCATATTTCGATTTAGAGGCTATCGATACTTGTCTTGATATGGGTCCGAATTATGTTGAGCGTGGATATGAGTCGAGTATTCGTGATGAAGATGATTTTGATAATGCACATAAAAGTAGATATGAGGTATTAGAGTATTGGGGTTATCTAGATAAAAATCTTTCTGAACAACTAGGTCTTGAATTACCAGAAGGACAGGATCACTTAGACTCCCTCCATACTAACATCTGGATTTGTGGTAATATCATACTACGCGCAGTGGTTAATCCGTTCACGCCAGCACGTATCCCATATCAATCTGTACCGTATGAAACTAATCCGTATAATTTCTTTGGTATCGGTGTAGCAGAGAATATGGAGGATGCACAGATGCTCATGAACGGGCATATGCGTATGGCTATTGATAATCTTGTTCTTGCCGGTAACATGGTTTTTGACATTGATGAAACTGCGCTTGTACCGGGACAATCTATGGAGATATATCCCGGCAAGATATTTAGGCGTCAAAGTGGTGCAACTGGTCAGGCTGTAAATGGCGTTAAGTTTCCCAATACAGCCAATGAAAATATCCAGATGTATCAAGTATCACGCCAATTGGCTGATGAGGAAACGGGTATCCCATCTATTATTCATGGTCAAACGGGTGTAACAGGTGCTGGACGTACTGCTGCTGGCTTATCTATGCTAATGAGTTCGGCAGGACTGAGTATTAAGACGGCAATTAAGAATATTGATGATTATCTGCTCAAACCAATGGGTGAGGGGTATTTTCAATGGAATATGCAGTTCAATGAAGAACATACGGACATTGTAGGCGATTTAGAAATTAAGCCTAAAGGAACTGCTGCTGTAATGCAAAAAGAAATTAGGTCGCAACGATTGCTTACGCTACTACAAACAGTTGCTAATCCTGCTCTTGCTCCCTTTATTAAAATTCCTAATTTGATTAAAGAACTTGCAATAGCGCAAGATATTGATCCAGAACTTCTTGTGAATGATGTAAATGAAGCGGCTGTATTTGCCGACATATTAAGGGGACTTACAAATGCTCAAGGAACAGGCCCGCAAGCTGGGGCCACTAATCAACCACAAGAAGGCATGGGTGGCGCTGGAGCACCACCTGTCGGAGCAAATGCAATGGACAGTTCGGGCGTTGGTGGTGGCAACATCGGAGTCGGAAATGCGCCAATTGCAGGGGAAAGCGGCTTTACTGGAAACCCTCCTCAATCTTAGAGTAAATGGACAAACTGCATTAGAAAGTAACGAAGAAGAATAAAATGGCAACTGTAAATACATCATTTAATCCCGGCTTTGTACAGGCTACTTCTTTGCCGTCTGAACAAACTCAAACCTTTGCGACTTCCCCTTCTGCAACGTCGCAAACTTTTGGTATATCAGATGTTCCTACAAGAAGCGGTTTTATGGGTTCTTTAGCTCCTACAGGGCCGGGAAAATCTAGTACTTCCACAGTACCTACTTTTAAGGATACGTCCTCTAGTTCTTCTAGTGACTTTGGTACAGTGGCAAAAGTAGGTGGTGGAATTACACTGGCTATGTTACTGAACTCTATGGGAAGTAAGGGTGGCGGTGGCGGTGGTGGGGTGACTATAACTGGTGTACTGGGTGGACTATCAAAGGTAGCTAAATTAGCGAAAATGGCCGGTGTAGATGTAGAAAAATACGTTAGTAATATTTTAGAAGGCTCTACTTCTCCTTCTGAAATTTCTACTGAAATGGACAATTTATCAAAGTGGCTCAACCCAGACGGTCCGAAAATACCATTCGAAACTACCACGGGATCGTCTCAGTTCGAAGCAGCTAATGAGCTTGCCAGATTAAACGCACAACCACCTCCCTCTACACCTAACCAATTAGCCAATCCAGATATGTATCCAAATGTCACAGCCCCTTTATCACAAGCTGCACAGACTTATGTGTCAGCATTTAATTCAGGCTCCGTAGCGGCCAACGCAACGGTAAATTCCGCCAACGCTGCGGCTTTGGGTATAGACACCTTTGGAGGTTTAGGCGTACCCGCCACTGCCTATTCGGCAGCTGCTATGGGTGGTGCTGGGATATCAGGTTTGGGCTTCGGGGCAACGGGGTCCATCGGCGCTCAGGCTGCTGTTTCAGCAGGTGGTATAGGAGCGGGAGCAGCACTTAGCGCACTTGCGGGACCACTTGCCATCGTCGGATTGGCTATGATGGCAAAAGGTCTCTCTGAATCCAATAAAGACCTAACGTGGAATTCTCGTTATGCCAGCCGTTTAGAAAACATTTATCAGGACATAACATCCGGCAAGACTACTGAACAACAGGGCTTGGATAATTTATTGCAGATAGCACGGGCGGGGCAGGGAGCACATGCCGTAGAAGTTATGCGAATAGCGGCAGAGAATGAGGAACTTCCCTTCAGCGAAGTGGGAGGTAGAAGCGGCGAAACGAGGATTCATGGTTGGTCACCCGCAAGCGCAGAACTTTTCGAAAAATTCCAACCTGCTCTAAAACGGGGCGTCTGGGAAGGTGGGAAATTCGACATGGAGCCACAGGGTCCGGAAGAAAGAACACTGTATGAAACCCCGCGTCTAACACCTCAAGACTATGCGGGTGCGGGCTTTGCCGTCCCAAGCGCTGGTGCATATGACGCAGTACACCCTGATGCCCGCCGCCGCGCAGCAGAACGGACGATGATCGGAGATCAACAGACAGGGTTGGGTGGGTGGGCTGACTTCCTGTCTGACGAACAAGTCAAGGAGAAGCAGATGGAATCCTTGACTTCATAATTGGTGCGATAACGTGACAGAGATGATTACGCATAAAGAATATAATACAATAATTATTACGAACTTAAATAGGAAATAAAATGCAATCTATGAATTTAATGGCAGAAACGTTCGAAGAACAAATAGGACGTATTCCTAAAGAAATAATTGATGTACTGCTATATGTAGCGGATAATCCCATGTCTGCGGCAAATTCCATGTCTGCGGAAAATCAAGAAGTACTGACAGATATTTTTTCTAGTTCTTCTATTAGAGCCGCTTATGCTATGATAGAGCAATTGCCAACAAATAGAGATTTGAGAAGTTCTATTGTATCTTTTGCAAATGATTCTAGTAGTCCAGAAAATAGAGAATTCCTTTTCAGAAATCCTGCATTTTTTAAAGCATTTCCAGTATTAAAGCAAATCTATGAAGTGGAAGACCCTAATTTAGAAACTGCTGATGAAGAACGAAAGAATGCAGTTAAGTCTTACATCAAAATGTTCGGAAAAGATAATCTTCCGTCAAGTTTTATAGAAGCTGGGCGGACTAAAGATGAAGAGACTGCTATAATTAGAACTATGGAGAATAAGTTAGCAAATATTACGTCTAAAGAAAAAGAACAAGATGCAGCTTATGCGAAATATCTAGAAGAAAATAAAGCCCCTTCACCTGAAAGTACTGATAATAAAATTAACTTTATAAAAAATGTACCTCTTGAAGAAAATGTAGGTGATGCAGACGAACAGGTATATGAACATATAAAAAATCAAGACTCAAAAGAACAAGATGTAGGTGATGCAGACGAACAGGTATATAAATATATAAAAAATCAAGATCGAAAAGAACAAGATGAATTTAGATTAAAGGATATACCGCCCCCTAAAGGAAAACGGCTAAAACCTTCTGAAGAAGGATTCTTATCTGAAGTAGATACCATTACAAACAAGGCTGAACCGGGAGACCTTAATCCTAAGAGCCATACTGCAAAAGAACTCAATAGAGAGAATGCAGAACAAAATGTTCCTTCTGAAGTAAAATCAGGACGAGATAAATATACAATAGAAAAAGATGTAGCAATAACAGAAGCTCTAGATAGTGGAGACTATGATAGAGTCAGACGTATTGAAGAAGCGTATGAAAAGAAAGAAAAACTTTCTGCTATAGAAGCTACGGATGACTGGTCGTACTTTGGTAAGTATCGTCAAGGAGGACTAGTAGGCTATCAGGAAGGTGGGGATGTACCTCTAGAGGCTGATCCAGCATACAATGAGCCGTCGATGGGTTTTGTAGGTACGCCTGAAGAGGGTGCTATGGATCAGGTACAGGCCGCAGAAAACGGAGAGATGGGTGGCGATAACGTAGAAACGGATGTTCCTGAAGGTTCCTTTGTACTTAATTCGTATGCTGTAGAATTGGCTGGAATTAAAGACATCGAAAGATTAATTGATGATGCAAAGAAATTCGTAATGGGGCAAATGAGCGAACAAGGTTTTGCACCACAAACAGAAACAGGTGAAGATGTAGAAGTTCGTGTATCGGAAGGTGAGTATATTATTCCTCCTGCTCTTGTACGAATTATTGGACGGGATCGTCTAGAGAAAATCAATAAGCGTGGAATTGTAGAGTTTGAACGACAACAGTCGGAAGAAAAAGAAAAGGGTGGTCAAGAAATGCCACAAGAACTACAAGAACCACAAGTACCACAAGGCTTTATGCCACCACAAGAAGGTGGAGCGCCAATGCCAGAAGAATTACCTCCAGAAGAAGTGCAAAGTTTCGCATTGGGTGGTGGAGTTCAACAACAGCAACTTGGACAAGCCCAACAAGGTAAAATTACTATTAGTGAAGATACGCTAAAGGCTGCATTGGCCTCAAAACCGTATACTCCTCCAAAACCTGCACAACAAAAAATAGCACGAGTACCTAACAAAAATGCAGTACAGCGAACACAGCAACCGCCATCACCCCTTGCAAGAGTTAATCCCGCATCGCCGGGAGTACAAAATCTTCAAAACCCTAATGTTCGTAGGGCTAATATGGGCGGGTTTATTCCCTACTCACGCAACGGCTAATGCAATGGAAGAGACACTCGAACCTCTTGATCCTTTTGTAAATGTACCTATCCCAAAGGATAAAGGCATGAATGAATATTCTATACCAGAAAAATATGAAAATATTCCTCTTTCTGAAATTTATTCAGAAAAATTAGGAAAAGAAAATTTTGAAAAATTAGTAGGCGTAATAAAACAACAAGAAACGTCAAATGAGCATTATAAAAACGGTGTTGTTCAAGTAGGTCTAGCTGGTGAAGTAGGGCTTATGCAGATTAAACCATTAGGAAATCTCGGAGGCGGGATAGGCGGATCACTAAAAGGTATTAGAAGGCCGGTATTAGAAAATGAAGATTTAAATGAGAGGGTTGGCCGTATCCATCTTATTAATATTTTAGGAAATAAAAGCGTAAATTACGATATTCCTTCAGCCATTATGGCATGGAATCGTGGATTAGGTATGCATAAAAAGTGGATAGCCAAAGGCAGAAAACAAGAAGAGTTACCAGAGCATACAAAAAATTATTTAAAATCTTTAAGAAAAGTATTTCCTGAAAAAACTACACCTAGCACGGATGTCCCGCCAATTTCCAAAGAAGTTGCTCCTGCTGCTCCTATCTTAAAAAAAGCAGAAGAAAACTCTTTTGTAAGTAAACCTAGTATTACTGAAAATGGAGAGGATACAACAACACAAGATTATCCACGTCCGTATGGTCGTATTTTTCCAGAATTAATGGATGAAAAAACAATAGCGGAACTTACACAACAAACTGGTTTAGATCAACATGAATTATGGAATAAGGCTACAGAGTCCTTTATAAAATTTCCAAATGATCTTGAAAAGGCTCGTCTTTATTTTCTTAAAGATATGATTACAGACCCTAAAGAAGGTCTTAATGTAAATGTTATAACTCAAGAAAATTTCAGCTTTACCAGTAAACTTAATAAGAAAGAAGGCGGATTCGTATCTGCTTGACAAGAAGGTCAGCCACCCGATTAATCGGCTCTGACAAGTAACACCTAAGAGCGGCTACCCAGTTTATAATTGGCCCCGTATAGAGGTATAAAATGAGTGAAACAACTTTAATTGAAGAAGAAGAATACAACGAAGCTACCCCATATCAAAACGCTTATCGTAAGAATTTAGCAATTGATGATGATACGGAATCTCTTGATCTTGGCGAAGTACGTGGAGCCAGCAAGAACACTTCTGGACTTATCGAAAATAGAGAACAGGAACATGATTGGAAGAAAAGGTACAGCGATTTAAAGCGGTATCATGACACCAAACAGAATGAATGGAAACAGGATACGGAATTAAAGGAAGCACAATTTGAAGCGCAAAGTCGCATTCCTAATGAACTTCCTAAAACAGCCGAAGAACTGGAATCATTCAGGACAGAATATCCTGAAATCTTTAGTGTAATGCAATCTGTCTCACATCTTGAAACTAATTCTCGCGTTATAGAGCTTGAAAAACATATTGAGCATCTAAATGAGAATGAGTTAAGGGCTAGAGAACAGGTTTCAGAACAACAATTGCTAATTCAACATCCAGATTTTGTGGAACTTAAAGAAACTCAAGAGTTCACAGACTGGCTGTCTGTACAACCAGAAAATATTTCTGATGGTCTTTACAAAAATAAAAGTGATGTAGATTGGGCTTCTCGTGTAATCGACTTGTACAAATTGGAAACTGGTCACTCGCAGAGTAAACCTAGATTTAGTAAGAAACAAGATGCAGCAGCAGCAGTTACAAAAACACGTACTACTGCTGCCAATCAAGTTTCTGACAACAAAAGGATTTGGACTAGCTCTGAAATCTCTAAGTTGAAGCCTCATGAGTTCGAAGCATTAGAGAAAGAACTTGATTTGGCTTCAAAACAAGGAAGAATAATTTAACCTAAAAAGGAGACATAATATGTCTGTAGGAACTGCGGCGGGTTATGATAATTTACCTAACGGTAAATGGAATCCGTCAATTTACAGCCAAAAAGTACTTAAATTCTTCCGTAGGGCATCGGTTGCTGAAGCAATTACAAATACCGACTATGCGGGAGAAATTGAGAACTATGGCGATACTGTGAAGATTATTAAGGAACCAACGGTTTCTGTATCTTCGTATACCCGTGGTGCTGTCGTTAATACTCAAGACCTCACTGACACTGAAATTACTCTGACAGTTGATCAGGGCAATTACTTTGCTTTTAAGGTTGACGATATTGAAGAACGTCAAAGCCATGTTAACTGGGAATCGTTGGCAACTTCTTCGGGTGCGTACTCGTTGAAGAAGGCTTATGATTATAACGTACTAAAAGAGATCAACGACAGTGCTGTTCAAGGCACTGCTACCACTGATACTGGTGCGGCTGGTGCAGCCATTTCCTGCAATACAGGTAATGAATGTGCCAACTTTCTCGCTCGTATGGCTCAACAGCTTGATGCGAATGATGCACCGCAAGAGAATCGGTGGTTTGTTGCTAACTCTGGATTTTACGAAATTCTGAAACAGGCCGATGCTAAGTTGATGGACTCCAGTGTTACTGGTGAAAACATGTCAGCTTTGATGAATGGTGCTGTCACGGCTCGTAAAATTCATGGCTTCACGTTGTACCAAACTAACGTCATCCAAACCGGCTCTGTTGGTTCGGCTGCTACGAACACGTTTGGCCCATCTGGGACCAGTGGTGAGACTACTTGTCTTGCTGGTCATATGAGTGCAGTTGCGACCGCTTCGCACATTGCAAAAACCGAGGTCATTCGTGATCCTGATAGCTTTGCTGACATTGTTCGTGGTCTTCACGTCTTTGGCCGTAAGGTTCTAAAAGGTTCTGGTAGTGGCTACAAGGGCGTCCTTCAGGGCGTCGTTGATTTGAACACGTAAGGGAGGACTAAATTATGGCTACTTTTAATGCTACGCATGCAGGCGGCGGTACTTCGGGTCATCCCTCTGGTGTCGCTAAAGCCTATGTTATGACTTCACCTGTTTATGATGCATTGGATAATACTGATCTGTCTCAAGG